GATAATAAGTTGGAACTCTTCTCATTCCACGAGTTACATAACTCCTCATCCATGCACGCGAAGAGACCTCGCGGATTTGTTTGTGTCCTTCGAGGTCTTTCGCCAACAAGATAAAATGGAAATATTTATCTGTTTCTTTTTTATAGTTCTGACTATTTAATCCGTTTCTAACGAGATAAATCTCATTTCCTCTGATGAGTTTGAAATCTGGATTGTCTTTTTTAACTTTATTATAATATTTTTCTGCACGAATGTGCGATGCAATTGTATCGTGCTCGGTAATTGCTACTCCACTATGACCTAATTCTAGTGCATAATCTATAAGACCTTCGACTGTGTTGATGCTATCGCGCAGTCTGAAATTTGAAAAATCTGTATGATTATGCAATGAAAGAGGATATCTTAGTTTCTCCATTCACACTTACTCCTTTTATTTTATATTTGCTTTAATATACTAATGAAATATTTTATTGATTCCTCATCATCTTTTAACCTTTCTTCTCTTTCTTCTGCACTACAACAACAATAACTTAAATAATAATCGGTTGCATCTTGTATGGCATTTATATATAATTCTGTTAATAAGTCTTTCATAGTATATATCCTTTCTTTATTCTATATAATAATTATATCAGATTTTTACTATTTTGTCAAATTAATTGGTTCAAATTTATTATTACATAATGTATTAATTTCATCATCCGCCTCACACCAATCATTTGCATACGGACAATCATATAATGGTCGTGGATATTCAAAAAAGGCATCTGTTATATCGTATTCCATTAGTTGAGTTTTTTGATAGTGTTTACAATCTTGACAAGTCATATTAAGATTCATGTCCCTTTTCATATTCGTCCATCAGGTCAAATATATTTATGCCAGTTGGACGTGAAATACTTTCAATATAATTATTAACAGAATCCCATTCTTCTGGGGTCGGGTCTTTCATTGAACTTATCCATTCTTCAAAAATTTTATCAAAATTATCCATTTAAAACCCCAATGTTCCATCTTCAATTTGATAATTACTTATAAAAATCTGTGGAGTATAATTCCCCATCCATTCATTCAAATTCGCTCTACCAACAACTTCTAATTTCACATTATCATACTTCGCCAGTTCTTCCAAAAATTCCTTTGCATGGAACTTCATATAAGCAATTCCAAACTTCGTAATTTTAACTGTGTCTTGATTCTTACCCATAATCTGAACATCACGCTTCGTTATATTAATGTCCTTAATATGAATTAAAGGTTCGTTATTCTGTTGACCCCACAAATCCTCATGACTTGCAATATCTACAATTAAATCTTCAATGTCGGTATCTGCGGCGATGCGTTCAAAATTAACTTCATACCACGATTCACCAAAGTTTACATTTTCGAGTTCCTTATTTGCATATTCATGGAAGGCCGCTAAATTCTTATCTAAAATACCTATGCCACATGCATTATCATGGCCCGCAGTAAAGGTGAAATAACCACTATTATCCATGAAGTTCTTAAAAGATGTAAGTTCCGATTCATTTAAACCTCTACTTGACCCCTTAATCTCACCTTCGTCGTTGAGGCGCGCCACTATGGTTGGTTTCTTATACTTCGCACTCAGCTTCATAGCGACAAGTCCATTTAACTCCGGTGGGAATTGGTCATCTTCTTCTAATCTAACAAACAGTATTTTATTTGAAAGCAAATCGTGCTTTGCAATTTTAATTTCTAATTCTTCAACCGCTTTATCAAGTATACGGTTCTGCTTCGCACGCGCATTCGTACATTCACGCGCCGACTCGATGGCGACTTCTTCGTAAGTTCCCTTTGCACCACGCTTATGAGATTCTACCATTGCATGACCGTCAATAAAGGCTTGGAAACAACGTTGTTTTTCGTCTTCTGCGCCGGCTCGAATCATTGCATTGATAAGTGGGGTTATATAAAAGGCTACACTGATTGGATTGACCTTGCCGCCCATTGAGAAGGATTGCTTTTCACATAGCGCTTTAAAAAAATAGTTTTTAATATTGGAAAGTCCTGTATGAACGATATATCGGTTTTCAAGCGACAGCATCGACATCATATCAGAAATTAGACCAAGTGCGGCTAGGTCGATAAACTCATCTGCATAAGAAGTAAACATATGTCTATCTATATACCTACAGAATTGCCAGGTGACTCCTGCGCCACAGAGGTCTCTATTCTGATAGTTTGAAGATAACTGATTATTTACAATGGCTGCGCGGTCGCAGAATTTTGTATCTGGTTCTACTATGTGATGGTCGAGAATTAAAAAGCTTGGTATTATATCTCCTTCTCTTTCAGCTATTAATTTTTCCATATACTCATAATCATTACTTCCTGCATCAGGCAATACAACATAAGATGGATAGGTATTAAATACATCTTCATAGGTGTCTGAAAGTCCATGACCTTTACCTTTGTGAAGTATTGGAACTATATTTACTTCTTGATTAAACTTACGCAGATACTGTATGAAGATTGCGGCCGAGGTAAATCCATCTACATCACTATCGACAACCACAGCTATTGTCTCATCTTTTGTAGCCTGAGTCATAAGTATAAATAATGTTCGGGCCTGGTCGATATTATCTAATAAAGTTGGGTCTTCTAAATAAGAATCATCTGGTACATTAAGAAAGTAGTCCAGTTCTTCGGGACTAAGCCCGCGCTCCATAAGTAATTCATTGGTATAATTTTCTCTTATATCTTTATTAACAAGTTTACAACGCATTTATAAATCTCCTAAATTCTTTTTCATTTTTTGTACAACATCCAGTAGCTTCACAAGGTAATAATACTCCATATTGTTCAACTCGGTCATAGCATTCTTTACAAAGTTCATTATTAATATCTGATTTCATTCATTTAACTCCTTAACTACTATATTAATCTTATTATTGTTTGTATTATAATAGTATCCAAACTCTATAATATCACGCACTGCTGCATCATATCCATCTTGCCTCAATCTCTTAATTCTCCAATTATCAGTTTTATAATAAAAAATAGAGGCTAATATAATCCCTATCCAAAAACATATAAATGCAAACATTATTATTTTACCTTTACTCTCTTTCTATATAGCTTCCAAAAGACTTCACTTCCTTTATCTGTCGGTGAATCCTTCATATCTAACAAATTCTCTCTATCGTATATAAAAGAAAAATCACAATAATTCTGATATTTCTTTCCTATTTGCCACAGCTTATTAAAATAATCTTCACTACCAGGCAATTCTTCTTTATCAAAACAAATTACGACTTCGCGCGGGTGTGCGGTCTGCATCAACAATTTCAAAGCGTGTTTATTGAATTGACTTCCGCATACTGCGGCCGAGCAGTTAGCAAAATCCCACCCTTCCATTTGGAGGACAGATTTCTCTGCCTCAACCAAGAAACACGTACCCGTTCGCTTTATATTATCTTTAGTCCAATTTAATCCATAGAGGTTAAGTGATAGTGGATGACTATACCACTTACCTTCAATCTGCACTGGCATATATTTACCCACATTCTCAATTTCCCATTCATTGAGTGCGCGCCCTCGTATTCCAACGAGTTCACCTTTTGGATTATAATGCGGTATTATAATCTTATTCTGTGGTACCGAATAGCGTATATTAAATTTTTCCATACTCGTTTTAGTAATGCCATCGTTTAACCACTCCGGTGGATAGAATTTTGTAAATACATCAATTATGCCATTTGGATATGTTGGAAGTTCTATGCGCTCGGGCGCAGTATACATATCACGTACACGTTGATACCTTTTCGGCGCGAAGCCGTCCGGTTTGCGGTAATTACTACAATCAAGAATTACTTTATATATGTCTTGATACCAGTCATAGCTTTGATTTCTTGTTTCATAGTAGTTTTTAAGAAATTTAAATATCGACATTGACTGACAGTTTGTATAACAGTAAAAAATATGATTATTTTTATAATAATATAATTTCCAAGATGCTTCGTCAATATCTTCATTATGACAAACGGTCGGCATGACTAAATAAGTTTCCTTTTCTTGAAAAGGAATATCCATTTGGTCTAATAAATCTTTGATTTTATCAATGTCTAGTTCTTCAATTATACCTTTATAATCAATCAACTATTTCACCTTGATTTAACCTTTCTATTATAATATTTAAATGTTCGTCCTCTGAATCTTCCCAACTCTTAATATTATAATCTGTTCTTGTATAAAAGTCTGCAACTGGGTCCATTCGAGAATCAGTTATAAACAAATCTCTTTTCTTTAAGGTTCCCAAATTCATATCAGACCAAATTCTCACCTGCGTCCATTCACCGCTTCTAACTTTAAATATATCGGTGACTAAATTCGGTTTGTTCTCTGGATTATTCTCATATAATGGCGCCAATATCTCTAATTCTTCTTTTGTTGGTCTTGCCATAATCGCACCATTATCAGCCTTATTAATCGTACTGCGGCCGCCCGCTAATGCACCTTCATTTCTTATATCTTTATTGTCATCGCCTTTTGCATTAAGCTGAGTTGACGTAAACATCGCTACGTCTAATTCAACCGCCAAATCTTTTAGTGCTGTTGCAAACATTAACAACACCTCATCGTTTCTTAATGCAAATCCTTTAAACTCATTTAACAACGACGGTCCAATAAATATATAATCATAAAACACATAACCTATATCATATATAATACAATTTTCTCTTACAATCGTCTTAACTGATTCAATTGTTGGATTCGGCATCTTTACAAGAACTAAATTATCGTATTTCTCCATTAACGCAATCGCTTGTGTTATGACTCCGCGCTCTCTGTCAGAAAAATCTGCATATTTAAATCTTGTTGCATTTATATCTGTTAAGTAAGCCAAAATCATCGTTCTGACTTCTTTAAATCTTTGCTCAGTCACGATAAATAAAACTCTTTCACAGTTTCCAACCTGTTCCCATTCACAAGTTGTACTATTATATCTAATCGGATAGGCCAAATAACAAGCATCAGCTACTGCATTTCTTGTCTTACCAACACCAGACGCAGCTGACCTAATTGTCAGAGTTCCCTTTTTTGCTCCGTCAATAACCTGATTGAAAATTTCACCTTGTACTGGCATACCAATTTCATATGCTGCGCCGAGTTCATCAACTAATGTATTCATACCCTGCGCCGCGGATTCAACCTCTATTTCATCGGTTGTTTCATATTTGGCTTCTACACCCAACAATTTCTTTCTAACTGCATCAGTTATCATTTTTGGACTTAACATATTAAAACCTTGGTTAATCTCTTCGGCTTTTGGGTTTGTTAAATCCTCACAATAAAATTCACTTGTATCAAAACCTTGCTTTTTTAAATCTTTAAGCAAATTAAACATCTTAAAACGATTATAATAAAAGTCAAAGTTTTCAACTTCAGATAACTCTATTATATCTTGCAGATATTCAATTCCATTTTTGTCTTTAAATAACTTCGCAGATACTTGGTCTGGTTCTATAAAGTTCTCTATATCTATGGGTTGTATTTTAGTCGCTCCATTTCTATACAGCCCATTAATTGCCATAAAAATCGACCGCTCAAATCTTGAAGGAAAATCAGTTAGAATGAATGAATATTTATCTATTTCACTCAATAATTGCGGTCTTTTCATTAAGCAACCGAGTATCTGTTGAGTATCTCGTTTATCAATCACTCATCGTCCTCCAAATCATCTAATGCACTAAAATCAACTGTATATTTGGGTTTTGTTTCGTGCCTTTTTATACGTACTCTCTTTCTTTCTGCGGCCGCGCGCATCTGACGTTCAATCTCTGCGATTGTCCCAGCAGATTGACGTTCTCTTGCGGCCCAGTAAGCACACGCATCATTATATATAAAAGGAACTATACCAATTCCACCATGCCCCTTTTCCCAATCACCATGCTTTATCTCATAAAAATATTTCAATGCAAATAAGATGCCCTTGTTGGTCATCTTGTCTTTTACAAATCTTTTTCTTTGTGCTTCGCAAACCCACCAATCATAAGTTTCTTTGAGGTCGCGCGCAATGAAGTCATAAATTAAATCTATATAATCTTCATCACTTTCTGGTTGTGCTTTTTTCCAATTTTTATAACACTGTCGATGATAATACCAGTTCTTACTTGGCATTATCCAATCGTCTTTTTCTTTGTTAATTTCAATATTACAAATTCTACATTTTGCCATATAAAAACTCCTTTCTTCTTTATTATATTATACCACAAAAATGAAAATAAGTCAAATTTAAAAAGAGTAGGATTAACCTACTCTTTTTACTCTATTTAACCATATCTCTCATCTCAAGCAATACTAAGAAGAAAGGCTCTTTCTGGTCTTCAGTTATCTCTGAAAGCTTAAGTTTTCTACCAAAAATAATTTCTACTTTCTTTAAAACCTTTTCTGCATTAGCTGGGTCTGCATTTACAAGCTTCACCCAAATCTTTTGTGCTTCGTCTCTAATCTCTTCAAAAGAAAGTTCCTCTTCTTGTTTCTTTTCAATTTTATCAACCACTGTCGCGCCGTCGATGTCTCTCTGCTTATCAATTGCTTCATTAATAGCAGCTACCAGCTCATCATATCCAAGCTTAATCTTTGGCGCAAGATACGGGAATCGGCTGCCTGCCATAACGGTAGGCGTCTGTCTAGTATACAACCATCTATGGCTATTACCGTCGTCATCCCATTCTGTAGCAATATAACCTATAATATCAACTATTTGGTTTACAACTTCATAACAACGCTTTGGCATTGACGGAGCAAGAATTTCAATTTCACTATCGT